AAAGTTGTGAATCTCAAGAAGAAGCTCTGGGAATCAATTATCAGTGCCGCTGAAGACCTCGGCGATCCTACTGACCCAGTTACTGGTTGGGATATTATCTTCAAGCGAGTAAAGACTGGCCCTCTGCCCTATAATGTAGAGTACCAGCTTCAAGCTCTGAAGTGTAAGCCCAAAGCTCTCAGCGATGCTGACATGGCTCTAGTAGCTGAGATTAAGTCTATGGACGAAGTAATGTCTCGCCCGACTCCTGATGCTCAGAAAGAGTTGTTGGATCGTGTACGACAGGCTAGTACATCCGAAGTTGATGACACTCTTGAAGCAGAATTCAACGTAGGATGATTCTATTCACCGCAGACTGGCACTTGAAACTGGGACAGAAGAATGTCCCAGTTGACTGGGCAAGGAAAAGATATGAGTCTTTCTTTGCTCAAATTCACGAGATAGAGAACGAGTGTAGTATGCACATAATTGGGGGCGATCTCTTTGATCGTCTTCCAACTATGGAAGAGTTGGAGTTGTACTTCACATTCATAAGGCAAGTAGGAATACCTACTCTAATTTATGATGGGAACCACGAAGCCACTAAGAAGAACAAGACCTTTTTTAGTCAACTAAAGCAGGTGAGTAGGGATATCAATCCTTTTATTCACATTGTAGACCTGTCCTATGTGGACAAAGACAGAGGGTTCAATGTTCTACCTTACGCAGACTTACATAGAAAGAATAGTATAGAAGCCTTTAATAATCAGTGGCCTCTGTTTACTCATGTACGGGGAGAAATCCCACCGCATGTGAAGCCAGAAGTTGAGCTAGAAAGATTTGAAGACTTCCCTGTAGTATTTGCAGGAGACTTACACGCTCATAGTAATACGCAGCAAAACATTGTGTACCCAGGAAGTCCTATGACTACTTCGTTTCATAGAAACATAGTAGAGACAGGTTATTTACTAATAAATGACTTAGACTGGTCTTGGATGTGGGAGAGGTTTGAGCTGCCTCAATTGCTGAGAAAGACAGTGCAAGACCCAGATGATATGATACCTAGTGACTATCATCACACAATATATGAGCTGGAAGGGGATATACAAGACCTTTCAAAAGTTAAGAACTCTGAGTTGTTAGATAAGAAAGTAGTAAAACGTAGTACGGAAGCAACACTTGTTCTTACGAAAGAAATGAGTGTTGGAGATGAACTAGCCGAGTACTTAACTTACATTCTAGAACTCCCAAATGAAAAAATATCAAGTATTATAGGAACTTATAATGATTACTCTCAAACAGCTACAGTGGAATAATTGTTTTAGCTACGGCTCTGACAATACGTTACTACTTGATGAGAATACCGTAACTCAAATTATTGGAACAAATGGCACTGGAAAGTCGTCAATACCTTTAATCATTGAGGAAGCTCTGTATAATAAAAATTCAAAAGGCATAAAGAAAGCAGATATTCCTAATAGATATCAAGGTGACGGCTATAATATACAGCTTACCTTCACTAAGGACACGGATAACTATACAGTAAGTATAGATAGGAAGACCACAGTTAAGGTAAAGTTGGAAAAGAATGGTGAGGATATATCGAGCCATACTGCCACTAATACCTATAAGACGATACAGGAGATAATTGGAGTAGACTTCAAGACTTTCTCTCAGTTAGTATATCAAAGTACAAATGCAAGTTTACAGTTTTTAACTGCCACAGATACAAATCGTAAAAAGTTCTTGATTGATCTATTACACCTTGAAGGGTATGTAGAACTGTTCGAAGTATTCAAAGAAAGGTCTAAAGATATAACACAGGATATACTGGTAATCCAATCCGCCGTTAGTACAATAGAAAAATGGCTCTCAGATAATAAATTGAGTGATAGTAGTATACTTCCCATGTTAGATTTACGAATAAATACGGAAGAAGAAGAGAAAGAGTTCCGTCATCTTACGAAGGAGATTGAAAATATCTTAGAGCGTAACAAAAAAATCTCTAAGAATAATCAATTAATTGACTTACTGGCACAGATTGATTTAGAGGACGTACAAAATCCTTCTGTAACGGAACGGAAGTCGTATGATACACTACAGGAAGAAGTAGGAAACTTTACGCAAATCGCAGCGGGGTCAAAACGGCTCTTAACAAAGTTAAACCAATTAGGGGATACTTGCCCTACTTGCGAGCAGTCAGTAGACTCTGAGTTTGTAGAGGATTTAAAAAAGGAGGAGACTGATAAGATATCGGTATCGGAGAGAGAAATTGGGAAGATTGAAACAGAAATTAAAAGCATTAAAAGGGATAATAATGAGTTCACGCGTCTACAGACTCTTGAAGCGGATTGGAAAGAAATTTATCGCAGTGTGGATAGGAATCTTCCTACGTCTCTCTTGGATAAGAACGAGCTTGCGGCACGGTTGGAGAGCGTTCGAGCTGAGCTACTTCAACGCAAGGAGCAGTTGGAGCGCACAGCAAAGGAGAATGAAAAAAGAACAAAGCACAATACCAGAATCCAAGTAATACAGGAGCAGACTGAGGGGTTTCTAAGCCAGCTTTCTGAAATGCAAGAGAGCTTAGACACACAGCAAGCTCTTGCCTCAAATTTGGATATATTGAAGAAAGCATTTAGTACTAATGGACTTCTTGCTTACAAGATTGAAAACCTTGTAAAAGAATTGGAAGAGATGGCGAATACTTATCTAGCAGAGCTATCTGATGGTAGGTTTACTTTAGAGTTTGTAGTATCAAATGATAAGCTAAATGTACAAGTTACAGACGACGGCAAAATAGTAGATATTCTCGCACTTTCTTCAGGAGAGCTAGCCAGAGTAAACACAGCGACTCTTATAGCTATTCGTAAGCTAATGAGTAGTATATCTAAGTCCAAGTTAAACATACTTTTCTTAGATGAAGTTATTGCAGTATTAGACGACACGGGTCGCGAGAAGCTGGTAGAGGTTCTTATCGAAGAAGATTTGAATACATACATAGTATCTCACGGCTGGACTCATCCACTCCTCGATAAGATCGAAGTAGTGAAAGAAGAAAATATCAGTAGATTGGAGTAAAATGGTTGACAGTAGAGCAAAGGGAGCTAGAGGAGAGTATCTAGTACGCGACTTATTACGAGATCATACTAATCTTCAGTTCGAAAGAGTACCAATGTCAGGTGCTTTGGAATACTTAAAAGGAGATTTATATGTTCCAAATGAGAAAAACTTTTTTTGTATAGAAGTAAAAAATTATGCTGAGTCACCGCTCACTGATAAAATACTTACGCAGAAGAAGACAAATCATCTAACTCAGTGGTGGAAAAAGTTACTTATACAGGCAGAAGGAGGGGGCCAAAAGCCCCTTCTCTTCTTTAAGTATAACAGATCAAAGGTATATGTAGGTACGGCAGTATGTCCTCTACACATATCTTATCTGTATGTAAGTGACTTAGACTGCTACGTTTCTCTTGCAGAAGAGTGGTTAGATAAAGAAAAGGTAGAATTTATAAATGGCAATTAGTTTTAACGACCAGAGAAAGACGGGTACACTTGTAGTAGACGCTCTTAACTTAGCATTTCGTTGGAAGCACGCAGGAAGGTCAGACTTTAGGTACGACTATATTAAGACAGTACAGTCGTTTGCTGACTCATACAAGTGTAAAGATATAATTATTACAGCAGACGGAGGTGCCTCTAGCTACAGAAAGGGCATACGATCTGACTATAAAGGGAACAGGAAAGAGAAGTACGCAACCCAGACGGAAGAAGAAAAAATTGCGTTTGAAGAGTTCTTTGAAGAGTACCAAGCTACTTTAGATATGATAGAGTGGCCTGTGTTACAGTACGCTGGAGTAGAGGCTGATGATATAGCAGCACATCTAGTAAAGAACAAAGAGGAGTTTGGGTTCGAGAATATGTGGTTAATCTCTAGTGATAGAGACTGGGATCTACTTATACAAGAGGGTGTAAATAGGTTCTCATATGTAAACAGAAAAGAAGTAACTATAAACAATTGGTACGATCATTATGAAGTTACTCCAGAGGAGTTCATCTCTCTCAAGTGCTTAACGGGAGATAAGGGCGATAACGTTCCTGGTATTCCTGGCATTGGCCCAAAGAGAGCTTATGGACTTATAAAAGAGTATGGAGATGCCTTCAGTATATACGACGCAGCACCTATTGCAGGCAAGTATAAATATATAGAGTCTCTCAATGAGAACTATGAACAGATATTACAGAACTACGAATTAATGGATTTGATTACTTACTGTGATGAAGCTATCGGTAAAAATAATGTTGCCGAGATAAAGGAGAGGTTTGCGTGTTAATAAATTATGATAGAGATAATTATCTATCGGAGTTCAGTCATAAAACTTTACAGGACAGGTACTTAATAGAGGGTGAAACTTCTCCTCAAGACGCGTTTGCAAGAGCTGCTAAGGCTTTTTCAGATGATGATGCTCATGCACAGAGGCTATACGATTATGCTAGTAAACTTTGGTTCATGTTTTCTACTCCTATACTTTCTAATGGTGGGACATCCCGTGGGCTGCCTATTAGTTGCTTTCTTAATTATGTTGAGGACAGCAGACAAGGACTTACCGGGCATTACACTGAGAATGCCTTCTTATCTAGTGTGGGTGGTGGCGTTGGGGGCTCTTGGAGCGCTGTACGCTCAGTAGGGTCTACAACATCTAATGGATCAGAAAGTACTGGTGTTATACCATTCATGAAAGTAGTGGACGCTGAGATGTTAGCATTTTCTCAGGGAGTCACAAGACGAGGTAGTTATGCAGCATATTTGGACATATCACATCCAGAAGTTGAAGAGTTTCTGGATGTTCGCAAGCCTACAGGCGGCGATGTTAACCGAAAATCAGTTAATTTACATCATGGTGTCCTTATTGATGATAAATTCATGGATATCATAGAGCAGGCTACGCGAGTAGAAGGCTTTGATGACTCTTGGGACTTGATTGACCCACATAGTAAGAAAATTATTAAGACTGTGTCTGCTAAGACTCTATGGGTGAAGCTCATACAGAATCGAGTTGAGACAGGCGAACCGTACATTATGTTTAAAGACACTGTACAAGCTGCGTTACCTCAGTTCCAGAAAGACTTAGGGCTGCAGGTAAATCACTCTAACTT